ATTAGAAAAAAGCAACACAGCAACACCATACACCGTTCCAGGTCAAATACCACAATATAAGATAGTAGGTGAAGAATAATGTTAATAGCAACTTATATAAATAAGAACTACATTAAATTAGATAACTACAAAGGGCAACAAAACTTTATTGTTTACGTTGATGAGTTAAATTACAACATAGGTGATAGGATAGAAGTGGTTGTTGATGAGTATGATGTTATTGAAGTTATAGGTTTGTATGTAGAGCCTAAAATAGAAGAATTTGAATAAAGATATTAAGTATGTAGAGTGGTATAAAAAGAATAAAGGGGGATTAAAATGACACATAAAAAAATTACAGCAGAAGAAGGTAAAATATTCGTTAGAATTCACGACGGCTTTAAGATGTCAAATGAAATAACATTAGGTTATGATTATTCAACAGGCGTCAAACGTGAAGACAAAGAAGAATATTATAGACAAGAAGTTGCACCTGAAACTGAAGAATATGAATTCAAGGATGGAGAGTGAAAAAAATGAACCTTATTAAAATAAATGTAGCAAATGCAGGCAACGGTTCTATCTTTGTAAATCCTGACCTTGTAAGCTCTATAGATGTAAAAACTTTAAATAAAAACTTTGTAGTAGTACTAACATTACTATCAGGAAGTAGATATAATCTCGCAGATAATACAAATGTTAGTATATTTGAAACAGAAGCAGATGCTAATGTATTCTTAGAGTCAGTAGTAGCGCAACTAAATTTGTAGTAAGTATTAGCTAAAGTAGAGTTTAAAAAAATATAACAGGAGGAATGACTTACACGCAGTTAAGTAAGTTTAAAAAGTATGGTACCGGAAAATGCAGTATGGATTATATTAGCAGCTATAGTAATTATAGGCGCTCTAGCTGCGGCTATTTTATCGATATGGAACCTAACAGAAAAAGCTAATAACAAACTTCTAAACAAAATCAACACACAGATTGAGGAATCTTTGATTAGAAACAATGCAATACAGGAGAAAGAGTTTAAACTTCTTTTAGATGTTGTTAGTATGGAGTTCCTTTTGAAACTAGAGACAGTAAAGGACGAGATAGAACAGCTTAAGATAGAACAGAAAGAATACAACAATAAAGTAAATAAAGTAACAACAGCACAAACAAATGCTTTATTAGAAACGTTTAAACATGACATCCGTAATATTTACTTTACTTTAAGGGAGACAGGTAGATTAGACGATGTAGATAAATCGTACGTAGACAAGATATATCATCACTATAAAGAGTTAGGCGGTAATAGTGATATACATGCAAAAGTAGGAGAACTGAACAGAATATATGAAAGCCAGACTTTAGAAGCTATAGAAAAAGCTAAAAGCAAAGCCTGATTATAATCTTACACAGTGATAAAGCAGTTAAAAAGGAGAAGTGAAAAATGGGAATTTTATTTGAACAAGAATGGTTTGTTAATTTATTAGGCGCATTATTAACAGCTATAGGAGCTGGTCTAAGCACATTAATAGGACTATGGTTTAAAAGATTAGCAGATAATGTGAAAGCAAAAACTAAGAATGAGAAAGTAAGTGAAGTATTACATAGAGTACGTAACTTAGTACAAGATGCTGTCTTAACAGTACAACAAACTTTTACAGAACAGTTAAAGAAAGATGGCAAGTTTGACAAAGAGCAACAAAAGATAGCTTTTCAAAAAGCAATAGACATTATACTTGCTAACTTAACAGAAGAAGCTAAAGATATACTAAATGAAATATATGGCGACATATATAAATGGTTAGAAGTACAAGTTGAGTCTACTATAGCTTTGTGGAAATAATATAATAAAGCTTTACTTATAAGTAAGGAGTGAAAGTTATGAGGTGGAGTTTAGAAGATTCTGTTGGTTCATATGAGTTAAACACTAAGTATACAATGTTTATAGTACTATTACAGAAAAATTTTTTAGACTTATAGGATTAAAGGAGATAGTATATGGAGTTTTTTAAGTTAATTAAAACAGAAATATTCTGGAGAGAGTTTTTTGACTTTTCTGCAGAGAAGGTAATGCCAGACCATAAAGTATTAAACAG